CGCCTTGTCGGCCTGCGGGACGTTGAGCGCGAAAGTGTTGGGGACCGCACCGACGACGTACTCGGACTGGATCTGCGCCGGGAGAGCGTCGTCGGGCGCGCCGAGGGTGCGCTCGAGCTGGTAGGAGCGGCGCTTGATGAGGGTGGAGTCGCTCTCGTTCTTCAGGACGCGCCCGAAGAAGATCCGGATCGCGAGGTTCGTGCCGCCCGAGCCGGTGCTGGTGCCATCATCGGTGATCATGGCGGCGTCGCTCTTGTCGAGCACGATCTCGTTGGTGTCGATGGAACGGATCCGCTTGAAGCCGTTGTTGGCGCCGTTGAAGAAGCGGTCCGTGGCGAGGTCGCCGCCCACGAAGATCGTCTCGCCGGGGTTGAGACCGAGCAGCGTGAGATCCTGCGTGGTGGTAGTGAGCTTCGGCAGGGCGCCCGAAGCATCCACCTCGAGATCGCCCGCGGCGAACTCGTGCCCGACCACGACGATCTTCGCGCCCGCAGGCGGGCTCGCCTCCGCTACCAGAAGGCCGTCTGCGACCTCGACGGAGACGTTTGTCGTGACGACGGTCACGGCGTTGAGCGCGTTGTTCGCTGCGTTCGCGAAGCCGCTGCCCAGAATGAGCGAGCCGACGATGAACCCGGCGGTGGAAGCGACCTCGTACTCGTCCGGGTTGGTCGTGTCGGTGTCGACAGCGGTGACCGCCTCCTCGCCCTTCGGCCGGAAGTCTGCGAAGAGGAAGCCCTGTAGGAGGTCCTGCAGGTTCATGAGCGTCAGGTCGGTGTTGAAGCCGCCCGCCGCGTCGAGGTCGGTGATCGCGCCCTTCTTGCGCTGCCGGCCCGCGTTGATCGGGTTGCGAGCGACGAGGGCGAGCTGGCCGCCGAACTCGTTGTAGCTGTTGGGCTCGAGCGGGATCCAGACGGGGGACCCCGGGAGTACGCCGATCGAGAGCTCCTCGGCGTAGGAGAGTCCGGTTGCGTTGCTGTCGATCTTGTTGACGGCCGCCATGGATTCCTCCTGGTGTTGGGCGAGTCCCTACGCTCAGGAGCACGGCGCCATGTCCGGCTCGAGTGGCCCCGACCATGCGGAGCCAGAAGGGGGAAGGTGGTCAGCGCTACGCGCGCTGGTCGTAGGTGAATTCCGCGGAGACGTTCACCTGGACCCAGGGGCCTCCGCTGTTGGGAACCTCTCGGACGCCGACCTTCCTGAACCACACCGCTTTGGGCGTGGCGGTGCCTTGGAAGGCGGAGACAACGGTCTGTGCAAGATCCAGGGCCGGCCCGAAGCCCTGCCCGACTGGGCTGAAGACCTGGACCTCGACGACGCCCTCGCGCTCGTAGAGGTTGGTCCCGCCCTGGCCGAAGGCCTCGTTACGACCGCTGCGGTGTCGGACGCTGACCCGAGCCCAGGGGCTCGGCGGCGCGCCGCTTCCAGTCTGGTCGGCCGGCGGCTCACCGGGGATGCCGGGATACAGCGCGCTGTAGCCGGTGGTGTCCCAGGCGGCCTTGAAGACCGTCAGGATGTCGTCCTGCGCCTCGCGGAAGGTGGCCGTCATCGGCTGACCCCGACGAAGTACAGGACAGTGTCTACCGCAGGCCGGAGCGTCTCGACGAAGACTATCTGCCAGGTCTGACCAGCACGAACCGCTTCCTCGGCCTTGCTCACGTCGAAGTTCTGTGCTGGATCGGCGGCTACGATCCAGATCTCCGTCGTTCGGCTCAGCAGGTCCTGCTTGATCGTCCGCATGCCGAGCTCGCTGGCACGAGAGGGAGGGACCGCGACGATCGGCAGGCTCGCGCTGGACTCGACCGGAGCCCGAGGATTCGCGGGACCGTCCCAAGGCTTGGACGTGTCCGCCGGGGTCTCGCCGAGGCTGTTGAACGTGACGACGGTCCCGAAATCCTGAACGAGCTCTCGCGCGTCGTCGGCCACGCTGACGTAGTCGAAGGCCACGTCAGGACCTCACGACCTCGCCAGGTGCGATGACGAAGGCTCTGAGCAGTCGGTCCGCTGCCGGATAGGGCTTGAGGAGCTGGGATGCGTCCTGCTGGTACTCGATCTCGGTGTCGATCGGGCCAACCTTCCGCCTCGAACGGCGCACCCGCAAGCCCGTCGCGTCTGTCGTCGGGTCCGGCAGAAGCTTCGTCGTGAGAGCCCGGAAGGCGTACTCGTGCTGAGCTCTCTTCAGCGTCTCTGGGATCCCTTCGACAAGACGAAACTCGTCGTCGAACAGTCCGACTCGAGGGAAGCTGAGCGCTTGGTCTCCAGCGAGGCGCCTGCCCTTGAAGCGTCGCCTCCACCTCGCTTCGATGTAGTCGGACGAGCGGATCAGAGCGGACTGGATCTGCGCATCGGAGCAGGCCGAGTAGTCGTTCCCTCGGTCGTCGTGGTACGCCTTGAACTCCGCCAGCGTCACGTAGGAGTTCGAGGTCGAAAGTCCAGTCCCGTCTTCGACAACGAGCGGCATCAGCTCACCGTACCCGTGGCGATGGCAAACGGCCTGAACCACTCATCGAAGACGTAGAGCGTGACGGCTCCAGAAGGGGCTCCGGACCCGATCGAGACCTCGATCTCCTCGGCTCGCTCGGCGTACCCAAGCCTGAAGATCTGGTCCGCGCCGCCTCCGGCGATGCCGACATTACGACCTCCGATCGAGACGGAGAGGTCTCCAGCCGAGGAAGACGCATCGATGGCGATACCGAGGTAGCCGTTCGCCGGCAGCTGGAACGTGTTCGGGAGGTCGTTTCCTGCCGCCGCGGTGCCCAGATCGAACGGGCTCGCGATCAGCGCGGCGTACGCACGCAGGTCCTGCGCGGATCGCCGGCGCCGTCGGTTCCGGTATAGGTGGCCGGCGATGCGCCGGGCGTCCGGCCCCGATAGCGTCGCGAGCGGCATGGACTACTCCTGCTTCTTCTCCGTCGACTCCGAACCCATGGCAGGGCGGGTCGGCCTCGAGTGGCCGAATCCGGTCTGCCTGCGCATCGCGTTGTCGATCGGAGCCTTCCCAGGAATCAGGTCTTCGGGCTTGATGCCTGAGGCGAGCACGCGAGCGCGCTGCACGCCGCGCGCGACGTTGATCCGGTTCCGGGACTCGAGATAGGCCTGGATCGACCGCATGGTTCCGTGCGGGTCCCTGTGAGATCGCTCTCGCTCCTCGATCAGACGATCTCTCTTGGCGCGCGCCTCGCTCAGGAGACGATTCGCCGCATCGAGAGCCGACTGCGCCTCTTGGACCTCGGCCTCCGCGGACCGCACCGCGTCCTCGATGTTCATCTCGAGATCTGGCTCGGGCTCGGGCTCGGGCTCGGGCTCGGGATCCGATCCTGAATCGGCCCCGGCTGCGGTGGCCTCCGGAATCGCTCCGACCGGCAGCTCATCGGACGGGATGGGCTCCTCGAGCGAGGGTGGTTCCTCCCGATCCTCTTCCTCCGGGACCACGAGGTTCGACCGCGTGAAAAGCGGGGCCGCCTGCGTGATCTGCTTCCGACTGAGAACCGAGGTGCCGACGAGCTCTGCGACGACCTCCGTCCGAGGCAGGCCATCCCGAGTCCAGAGCTCGTCGTCCTCGGCGTCGAGAACGGCGAGCGCTTCACGAATCCGTTCCACGCTCATTCCGTGTTCCCTTCTCAGATGTCGCCCAGCAGCTTCCAGAACAGCTTGAGCGTGCCGTTCACGATCAGGTTGCAGGGCGTGGTGGTGACGTCGTGGTCCGCGTCGTCCACCAGGAAGTTGAGGAAGACGTCCACCGGCGTGGACGTGCCGTCCAGCAGGATCCCCGACTCGGAGGCCGTCGACAGGCCCTTCGCCGTCGTTGCACCGCTGACCGCTTGAGGCGTCGCGGTCGTCGGGATCAGGTTCTGCTCGGTCGCCGCCAGCGTCGCGTTGTTGCTCGCCGTGACCGTGCCCAGCCCGAAGTCCCCGTCCCAGTCGTCGTTCACTCCGGCCGAGGACTTCGTGAGCGCGAGATCGGCCACGGCGCCCTCGAACAGGATCAGGCCCGCAGGGAAGTCGAACACCTGCGATCCGGCGTAGGCGACCACTGCGGCCTCGTCCACGAGAGCGATGGACCGGTCATCGAACGTGATGATTGACTGGCGGGAGGCACCGAACCCTGCCTGCTGGATCGCTCCGGCTCCCACCAGAGCGCCCGCTGCTGAACGCTGGAGGTACCTCTTGAGCGAGCGAGGTAGACCCTTCATTTCGCATCTCCTTGATGGAGGTGGTGAGCGAAGAAGGCCGCGGGAGACGTTCAGCCTCCCGCGGCCCTACACGCCGATGGATCGACGGCCGATCAGAACTCGCGGGACAGGAGTCGCGCGATCTTGATCTGCTTCCGCTCCGGGTAGACCCGCTGCCAGCTTCCGGCCGCGGCCAGGTTGTTGGTGGTCGCCGCGTTGGACGGACCGCCGTTGGGCGCGGTGCCGACGTACGCGTTTCCGACCGGGTGCATGATCCACTCGGTCCGGTTGTAGAGCACCTCCTGGCCGCCGCCGTTGCCAGCGCCCGCCTTGCGCTCCACCTCGACCGGGACCTTCGGTGAACCCATGCCGGCCATCACCGCCCCGCGACCGAAGAGCCACGAGTTGAAGATCCCGCTCGAGGGACTGGGGACCGTGTCGTCCACGATCACCATGCGACCCAGGAAGGTCGGGATCTGCACCTCGCCCCGCGCGTCCGGGATGAAGTCGATCAGGTTGTTCCTCTGCGCCGTGTTGTAGACGACGCTGTGGAACATGACCATCACGAGGTCATCCATGGAGTCGCCCATGGTGAGCGCTGCGTTCAGGAAGGCCTCCGCCGAGAAGTTCGTCACGCCATCCACGAACGAAGCACCCGTGATGTCGTGCGTCATGTCGTTCTGGACGTGCTCGGAAGCCGCTGGCGCCGCTGCGTTGTCCGCGAAGATGCCGTTGATCGTCGCGATGAAGGCCGCCTGCATGCGGCGCTCCCAGTAGTAGCCGACCCGATCGCCGATCGCTCCGATCGGATCGGAGCCCGCGAGCGGTGCGGCCAGATCGGCCGCCGACCAGCTGGCGTTGCGGCTCAGCCGGACCGCGACCTCGTCCGAGGTCTGGATCTTGAAGGGATCCGGCTCGGCCGAGCCACCGGTGAACTCCGCGTGCGGAGTGTCGGTGGAGACGCGGTCTGCGTCGCTGCTGTCGAGGTCACGCCACGACGGAACGTCGAAGGTCTTGCCTCCGCCGGAGAGGAGGTTGTCGAGCATCTGGCTGCGCTCGACGGCTCCCGACTGGATCAGGCGAGACTTCTCCTCCGTCCTCTGCTGAACGTACCCTGCGAAGATCCTCGGAACGATGACGTCCGAGATCTGGGTGAGGGGCCCACCGGCCATGATTGTTTCCTCCTGATGAGTGACTGGTCGCCGTCAATCTCAGGAGCCCTGCACCATGGCCCGGCTCTGAGGGATGCCCTCCATGGGGCTTCCTGTAGGCTGCCTTCTGCTGGTTGAGTTACGCGGGTCGTGGACCTCCCACGGTGGTTCCCGCCTGCTTCGCCATCCGCTCCGCCACCTCCGCGCCCTGAGTCGCGAACACGCGGCTTTGCTCCGTGATGTTCCAGTTGGACTTCTGCCAGGGGTTGTTCCCGGTGGTGGTCGACGTACCCGGCCGACCTCCGGCACCCTCCGAGGGCGGCCACCAGTGCGGCCGCTTCGGCTGCATCTCGGCGATCCAGTCCGCCGGCGAGATACCAGGCGTCACACCGACGCCGTCGCGCGTGGTGACCTTGAACCGACCTTCCTCGCCCTCGATGGGAGCAGCCTCGAAGATGCGGTCCGCGAGCATGAGGATGTCCTCGCGCGCGCTGTCGAGCACCTTGGCCTTGCCGAGCTCGGGCAGGATCGCATCGCCGATCGCGCGCTGTCGCTCTCGCGTCTCGAGGAGTGCGATCCGCGTGTCCTTCCCGTCGGACTCCGTCTTGAGCTTCTCGTGCTCGCGCTCCAGGGTCCGGACCTTCGCGGCGGCACGTGCCTCGACGAGCTTCTCGATCTTCTCGTCGTCGACCTGGCCAGCGCGGGCCTCGAGCTCCGGGATCTTGTCGAGCTTCTCGCGCGTGTCCTCGGGTTCGAGGTCTCCCCAGGCGGCGAGCTTCTCCTTGGTGGCCTTGTGTTCTCCGCGTTCCTTGGTCAGGGCGGTCTGCAACCGATCCACATCGGCCTGCGTCTTCATGCCCTCGACGCCGGTCAGCTCGTACTTGCCGCCTCGCTCGGTGTAGAGCTCGCGGAACGCTTCTGGAATCTCGTCGACGCCTTCATACAGGGCCTTCAGGACCATGCCTGGTGCTCCAATGCAAACGGCGAGGCACCAGGCCTCGCCGCGTGGGTGGTCGAAATGTGTTGGGCCCCATTCCCGCCGCCATGGCGGGGCCCGCACCATGTCCACAGGTACGGTCTCTCGACCGACCTACGACTTCGCGCGCGAGATCACCTCAGCGCGCGCTTGCCGCTTCTCGTCGCAACGGTGGCCAGGCCGTCTCCAAACCCCCGCGTGGGAGGGGCGACTTCGCAGCTCGAGCAGTGCTCGGACCGCGCAAAAAGTTGGAGCGAGCGGTGGGGAACGAGCCCACGCCCTCCTGATTGGAAGTCAGGCGCTCTACGACTGAGCTACGCTCGCGTCAGACGTCCAGGGAGCCGAAATCCGGCTCGCGTCCGCAGCCAGGGCAGAATAAGCCCTCGGCGGTCACATGGAGGAGATCGGAGCCGCACTGGCACCGGAACACGTGCACGCCTTCACGAGGTGCGTAGGGTCCCAGGTAGATGGCGCGATCCGCTCCGCAGCTCGGACACCCGATCCAAGGCGTGAACTGCGGGACCTCGGTGACAGCGTCCCACTCGTGCCCGCAACCCGTGCACCGCGCGCGGCCGCGGGCGTCGTGGCCCTCCGGACGGGTCCGGGGCCTCAGTGGCACGATCGTGTCGGTCACAGGAAACTCGAGGGCTCCATGCCGGCGGCTCGGAACGACTCCGCGTGCTTCCGGGCCAGGTCTGCCAGCGGGATCTGGTCACCGTTCCGATTAGTGAACCGGTCCAGCTGAAGCCTACCATCCCGGAAGAGTCGGGCGCGCGTCGGTCCGAGTACGTCGTCCTGGAACTCCCGGCTCTGCCGGCGAAGGAACTCCGCATAGGTGGTCTTCCCGGGCAGCCGGCCAGTCAGCTCTCGGAGGCGTCTGCGCTCAAAGCGGTCGAAGGCGCCCTTCGTCCCCCTCGGTAGCCGTTCCCGGCTTCCGATCCTACCCAGGCCCTTCTCCTCGCCGAACTCCCTGAGCAGCTGTCGCCTCGTGGCTGGCCGCGCGGGCCGCTGGCTGATCGGACCTTGACCCAGCTCCGGGACACGCAGACTCCGGCATGCGAAGTGGAGCGGCGGGATTGGCCCGGATCCGATCGAGAACACCTTCCCGTCGTTGCCCGCGCAGACCAGAGTGGTCCTACCATCCAGGGTCGCGACGAAGCGCTCCTGCTCGAACAGGTCAGAGTTCTCGGAGAAGAGCTCCGCTCGAGCGGAGTTCCCCACGTGGTTGACAGCGGTGCGGGTGATCGCCTCGGCGTTGCGCCGGGTGATCTGGGTCAGTCCGTCCCGGCCTCGCAGCCTGGCCGTGCCGACGACCCGCCGAGCGATCGAGGGCCCGGTCTCCCCGGCGGCCATCCCGACCCGGACGGCGTTGTTGATGCGACGTAGGTCCTCGAGCTCGACGCTCCGCGCCCACTGGCGGAGCGTGCGTCCCTCGAAGGGCCTCGAGGTGGCGATCGCGCTCAGAAGCCTGGGGGGAGGCAGAGCCAGATTCAGCACGACCGGGCTGGCGGTGTCGATGAGCCCCGCCACGATGCGGGACTCAGCCAGAGCCAAGGCCGATAGCTCCTCGACCCAGATCTTGGTCGCCTGCTCCCACGCCCTGCCGCGCAGACGGCGGACCACCCTGAGGATCGCCTTGAGCCTGGCGAGCTCTCGGGCGGACCCCAGGCCTCCGGCCGCCCGCGCCATCCTGGTCTCGATCTGCCCGACCAGATCGGCCTCGGTGTCGTCGAGAACCCGGTGGATGCGATCCCGAACAGATCCGGATACGCGGGACAGGTAGATCTGGTGCCGGGTCAGAGCGTCGAGAAGCTCCTCGTTGGCGGTCGCCATTCCGGCCCTACGATGTGCGGTGGTGGTCCGAGAAGCCGCAGAGTCCGCAGGTTGCGACCCGACCCACTCCGGTCACGGTCAGCAGGGGACGAGTCGGGCGCCTGCACCGGCGGCATACGTCCCAGCTACCCGTCCTCGCCCTCTTCATCGTCGTCTTCCTCGGATGCTGCGGGGCCTGGGTCATCGTCTGTCTCCTCCGAGACGCCGGTACCTCCGGGTAGGTCCGACTCGCCCTCGAGCTCCGCGATCTCCTCGTCGTAGTCCAGATCGGTCAGCTCGCCCTGGCGCATCAGCGAATGGATCGACCGCTTCGACAGCGGAGCTCCGAGCGTCTTGGCGGTCAGGAACTTCACCAGGTCCTCTCCGGAGAGCTTCGCTCCGTCGAAGTCGAGGTTGGGCACCACGGAGACCTGCTCGTCGTCCGCTCCGATCCAGCGCGCCCACGACTTGAGCAAGTGCTCGACCGCGGACGCCGCGGTCTGCGCGATCTGTGTGAGACTGGCGTGCTGGGCGCGCGCCCGGATTCGATGCGTCTCGGCCGCCTCGCGCTGTGTGCCACGTGTGTCGAGCAGGGTCCCCGCGTAATGCGCAGCCTGCATCTTGTCGTCCCTGAGCGCCTCGCGCTGCGCCCCGAGACCCTCGCTCGGAGCGACGATGTACTTCGCGTCTCCACCGTGCGGTAGGTCGAGGCTCGCTCCGGTACCGACCCGTACCTCGTCGTCGTCTCCGCTGATCGCTCCGATCCGGACCAATGTTGCGTTGCTCTGCTCGTACAGGGCATAGCGGTAGTCGGCGTCGCCCCGGTAGATCGCCAGCGAAAGCGCAGCGAGACCTCGCAACGGCGGTTGATCGGGCTCACCGACCAGGTCCATCGTGTTGACGAAGACGAAGGGGATCTCTGGCGCGGTCTGCCCACGCACGGTCGGCACGAAGAGCTTCGCGGGATCCAGCTCCCCCTTCTCCTCCATGACCGCGTAGCTGTAGGCACCCTGCCCCTTCGACTCGTTCTCATCCAAGGATCCGAGCACGAGGACTCGGTAGCGGGTCTTGCGCTCCCACTCGAAGCCCTTGCGCTTCTCCGCGCTCTCGTCGATCACGACCAGATTCAGGCTGGGAAGGCCCTGGCTGCCGTCGTCCTGCGAGCCGTCGTCCCAGTTCAGGCACTGCTCGGCCGGGTAGACGACGAGGTACGGGTCCGGTGCCGCCTGTGTCCGTCCCTGCGGGAACGTTAGGAGGAGTCCGGCGCGACCGACCACGAGCTGCTCGACGTGGATCTTCCGGATCAGGAGATCGAGGCTCTCTCCATGCAGCGTCGCCTTGTCACGAAGAGACTCCATCTGGGCCGGAAGCTCGATCGTAGGCGGCTTGTGGTGCATCACGCCGATCGCGGCCTTGACCGCGTCACCCACGAAGTCGTAGAACACCGCCCGCCGCAGGTACTGCTGGTATCTCCTCCACCCCGCGCCGGCGGTCCTGAACGACTCCACCGGGTAGCCGAGACCGAAACCGCCCGTGTATCCCCCGTAGCCGAAGACGCCGGTTCCGGCCGTCGAGACGCTGACGGGCAGGTTGCTCAATGCTCCGTCGCGGATCATCCCCTCAGTGGGGGGCAGGTAGAAGATCGATCGATCCTTGACGCACCGCTCCCCGGCATACGTGTCTCGCATGACCAACCAGTCCGCCACGAACCGGTCGTAGTGAGGATGCGTGCGATCGACGCTCACAAGTCCCGCCTATCGCTTCTTCCGACCGTAGGGCCTCTTCACCTTCGGCTTCGGGTAGCCCTTTCCCTTCGGCATCTCCGCTCCTCCCTGCTAACCGACCGTCCGGCTGGAGCCTGGGCGACCTCGCGAGAACCGGACGCGGTACCGAGTCTCATCTGCGATGTGGTCCTCGGCGTTCGTGTCCAGGTCGTCAGGGTCCTTCGGGTCTCGAGGCAGCACTGGGAACGTCCGGAGGAACTGGTCGCACCTGCGGAAGACGAAGAGCCCGGGGTGCTCCCGGGGGCCTTCCGGCTTCGGCTTGGCATTCTTGAGCGCCTGGCGGACCTGCTCCCAGCCCGTCTTTCGAGATCCCGGGCTCTTGTCGGCCGTGCCCCACGTGACGCCGGGGTAGCTGCGACCGTTCTCGAGTCGAACGCGCTGCGCCATGTCGTGCGCGATCGATGGTCCGTTCTCCGAGACGAAGATCGACCCGTCCGCCGGTCCCGGACGCACACGCTGGATGTGCTGCGTCCGCCAACGCCACTGGACCTCGCGCTCGACCACGCCGCGCGCTACGTCGACGGCCAGCATCCTGAGCCCCTCGTTCGGCTTCCCGTTCCAGCCGTACCACTCCGCGACCCGGAAGAGGTCCCCTCGTACGGAGGAGATCACTCTGCCGTCGCGAAGCTTGACATCGCTCCCGTCGCTCTCTGCCCACCAGCCGACTGAGAATGGCTTCGAGCTGCCCCAGTCGAAGCTGCGATCCAGCCTCCAAGAGTGCGGGATCGCGAACGGATCGACGACGTGGACTCGCGGATCCCAGACGTCGTCGAACATCCCGCCGGCGACGATGTCCCACGATCCGCTGATCCAGGCATCAAGCTCGGCCTTGTTCCGGGCGGCTGCGCGGATGCGCGCGAGGTATCCAGGATCGGCCTCGAGCAGGGCTGCGTTCTCGGAGAGGCTCGAAGGGATCGCGACCCGCTCCGGCTCGAGCTCGCCCTCGTCGTCCACGCTGTC